ATGCAGGTCACTATTGACGGTGTTTCGTTTGTTCCTGCCTGCGCTTCAGCGTCACGGATTGGCATTGCCATAGCTACCCACAACCGGCCAGACATTTTAAAGCTCGCCATTGAGCAGCACACCAAACATCTTCCCATCGGTGCGCTGGTGGTGGTTATCGACGATGGCTCTAAACCTGCCGCAGTAGTGCCTGACGGCGTGCAGTTGCTTCGCCACGAAACATCACTCGGCATTGTCGCTTCGAAGAACGCCAGCCTGTCAGCCCTGATGGATGCCGGATGTGAGCATCTCTTCCTGTGGGACGATGACGCCTGGCCCATCGCTGATAACTGGCACTTGCCTTACATCGAATCACCCGAGCCACACCTGGCTTACCAGTTTCTCGATCTGGCAGGGACGAATAAGTTGAAGGATATGGCGGTCCTGTACCGGGATGATAAGCACATCGCTTACACCGGGCAGCGCGGCGTGATGCTGTATTACCACCGCAGCGCCATAGAGAAGGTTGGCGGTTTCGATCCCGTTTACGGTCGCGGCATGTACGAACACAGTGACCTCGCGCTACGTATCCATAACGCTGGCCTGACGACATGGGCTTACGGTGATGTGGTCGGTTCAGAAAAACTGATCCATTCTCTCGATGAGCATGAAGCCGTAGAGCGTTCGGTACCGCGTCCCGACCGACAGGCGCTGGTGGAACGTAACGTGAAGATCCACAACGAACGGCGTGATGCCGGGTTTACTGGTTACGTTGAATACCGCCAGCAGCGCGACGTGGTTATCACAACGCTGCTCACCAGTCAGCCTGACCCGCAGCGCGGCACGAAAATGGCGGCCTCGCCTGACATGCTGAGCAAATGGGCGGCCTCGCTTCGCCAGTGTGGGCGTATAGCGCTGGTGGATGAATTACTGACGGCCCCGGCAGATGTTGAGCTGTATCTCGTACCTGACGTGAAGATGAATGTCTACTTTCGTCGCTGGCTGCACATCTGGCAGCATCTTCGAGATCACCCTGAATATCGGTTCGTCTGGTGTACCGATGGTACCGATGTCGAAATGCTTCGCGCGCCATGGGAAGAAATGCAGCCCGGTAATGTTTACGTCGGTTCCGAACCGAAGACCTACGCCGATACCTGGGCAAAGCAGAATCATCCGGAGCGCATCTATCAGGAGTTTATTGAAGAGCACCGCAACGATGTGATGCTAAACGCTGGGCTGCTGGGTGGTACCCGCGCTGATGTAATGGCGTTCGCTCACGGCATCATCCGTCTTTACTACCGGATCGAGAGTTATCGTTTCTGGAAGAAAGAACAGGCTGGCCCCGCGGTAGGCGACATGATGGCGTTCGGCATTGTTGCGCAGTCATTAGCTGACAGGCTGGTCACTGGCCCTCTGGTGCATACAGTGTTCAAAACTGACGGAGTCGGGAAAGAAAACGCTTGGTGGAAGCACAAATGAGGTTTGAATCAAAGATGAAAATTTTCACTGCTGTGATGCATAAGAATAGTTTCTACATACACGCTGACACTCGGAACCCATTTTGGGTGACACTTAGTAAAAAGCTTGGATGGGGCAAATTTGAATTAATCCGCCCCTCAGATGAATTCAGCCCTTCTGGAGGGCTCTTTGAATTAGTTGAATTGCGTTCGGCAGATTCAGAACCCCCTGAGTCAGTAGCTGTAGGGTCAAATGTTTTATGGCGTCTGCCGGAAGCTCTCGAAGTTTTGAAATCAATCCCTTCTTCTGATCTTCAGGCATATTTGCAACGCGGATTATGTCCTCAAGCGCAATTATAGTGTCGTTATGCAGTCGTACAGTTTGAACTTTTAAAATGGCGCTCAAGCCGCCATCATCGAGTAAGAAATCTATACCTTTCTCGGTGATGTAGCATACCGGTGCATTGAAAATAAATTCCACACCGGCCATTGTGTCGCTGCGTACGAATGGTGTTGTTACTAGGCCATGCATTTCGAGATAAAGCATACAGGCCACGAAGTGATCATAATTATCGAACTTTTCAATGAGTTCAATCTCTTGTGCCTTGTTCAAAGTGTTAGGGGCACAGTCTATAAGTGCGTTGAGAATTTCCAGCTGTAATGCTCTATCGTATTTTCTTGTTTTATCCATGAATTTACTCCTTTGATGGTTTCATAAGAGTAACCTGAATAGCCTTATTAAACACCCTGACAAAAGAACAGTAGCCGCCATCGTGCGGTTTTTTAATTGGAGATTTGCTGGTGGCTGAAGACATTATGTTTGTGGTGGTCGGCCATCACACCCGTTTAGGTCATGCACAACGTCTTGCCGCGATGCTGGATGCTCATTTGCTTATCGATGAAGAGAATCACGGAGCGAACTGGAATCATCTTCGCGCTATCGAATGTGCTGCTAAGCAACCTTGCCGGGTAGTGGTACTGGAAGACGACGCGCTGCCAGTGCAGGGATTCAGCAAAAAGATCACTGACTGGCTTGCTCGTTTCCCTGAAGACATGCTGAGCTTTTATCTCGGTACCGGGCGACCACCTCAGTATCAGTTGCAGATAGCCGAATGCCTGATTGTTGCTGATAAGACTCGGGCTGACTTTATTACGCTACCACGACTGATACACGGCGTTTGCTATAGCGTACCGCCTCAGCATATCGAACGTGTGTTGTCTCGATGGGACAGTAGCAAGCCTGCTGATTATGCTGTGGGTGATGCCTGGGGCGGTTCAGTGGTCTATCCGTGTTACTCGCTGGTGGATCATGCTGATGGTGAGCCTGTTGAGCGTCATCCTGACTCAGCGCCACGTACAGAACGCAGACGAGCTTGGAGGTTGCATGTCTAAGCTATCAACGTTAAAGCCACGCCTGAAAGCCATTGATACACGACGCATCAAGCCGATCTACGGTGAGCAGCGCCGCATAAGTGGAAGTGCAAGGGTGAGTTTGAAGCGCCGTATCTATGCGCGTGACAGTGGTCGCTGCTGTATGTGTAATCGGGTTGTTGATTTGACTGACAGTGAACTCGACCACCGTATCGCGCTTCAGTTCGGAGGCGATAACTCGGAGCACAACCTATGGACGCTCTGCACTGAATGTCATGCAGGTAAGTCTGCACGTGAAGCCGCTACTGGTCAGCCTGATGAACAAGCCTTGAAGCATAAGGTGCATGATGGCGTTCAGGAATCAGGGTTTGTAGGGCTCTGATGCCTGCCAACCCCGGGGGGGTATCATCCAGAGTAAACATCGATCGCCCTGGACACCTCGCCCCCTCTCATTCGCAGAAAAAATCCCCCTCTGGAGGGTGTAAACATGTTAACAGCGCAGAAGCGGAAATATGCTCTCGCGCTGATGTCCGGGATGTCTCAGAAGGATGCGGCAATAAAGGCGGGATATTCTGAAAAATCCGCGCGTTCCAAGGGGTCGCAGCTTGCTAAAGACCCGGAGGTCATCGCGTTTATTGAGCGGAAAAAACGAGAAAAAGTTGAGGTGGATGACGAACCTGCGTATCGCAGGAATGTTTATACCCCAGCAGTAAACACTCCTGAAGAAAAACGACCTCCTGCGGCATCGTCCGCCGGTGAGTATGAAGACCCTCTCGACTTCCTGAAATCGGTTATGAACAACGTTGGTTACGAAATCGAAACCAGGAAAGATGCTGCAAAGGCCATGCTGCCTTATATGCATCAGAAGAAAGGTGAGGGCGGTAAGAAGGATGCAAAAGCTGAGGCTGCCAAAAAAGCGGCCAATAAGTTCGCAATTCAGCAGCCGCCGAAACTGGTGGTTAACAATCGCGGGAATACATGATGCCGGAGTGGACAACTGCCTGCCCTGACTGGGCGGAGCGCCTGAAGAAAGGCCAGTCTATTATTCCTGCCCCGATTTACCCGGAGCAGGCTGAAATAGCCCTGAACGTTTTCAGGCAACTGAAAATCGTTGATGCTCCAGGATCGCCAACTTTCGGTGAGTCCTGCGCACAGTGGGTTTTCGATCTCGTTGCCGCGCTGTTCGGCTCCTATGATGCCGAAACCGGCCGCAGACACATTACAGAAGTGTTTGTACTGATCCCCAAAAAAAACTCCAAATCTACGCTGGCCGCCGGGATAATGATGACGGCCTTGCTGCTCAACTGGCGTCAGGCTGCCGGGTACACCATCATCGCCCCGACTGTAGAGGTGGCGACAAACGCCTTTAACCCGGCGCGCGATATGGTAAAGCGGGATGATGATCTGGATGACCTCTGTCAGGTACAGACACACATCAGGACCATCACCCACAGGGGAACGGACACGACGCTGAAAGTGGTGGCCGCCGATCCCAACACCGTATCGGGGATTAAATCTGTCGGCACGCTCATTGACGAGTTGTGGCTTTTTGGCAAGCAACATAACTCCGAAGATATGCTGCGCGAGGCAGTCGGTGGCATGGCATCACGACCGGAAGGCTTTGTGATGTACACAACCACGCAGTCCAACGAACCGCCTGCTGGTGTGTTTAAGAAAAAGTTACAGTACGCCCGTGACGTTCGCGACGGAAAAATTCACGACCCGCATTTTCTTCCGGTGATATTTGAGCATCCACCGGAAATGGTTGCCAGCGGAGAGCATCTTCTTCTGGATAACCTCGCGATGGTTAACCCCAACCTGGGTTACTCCGTTGACGAGCAGTTTCTTTACCGCGAATACAACAAAGCGAAAGAAGCCGGGGAAGAAGACTTCCGTGGCTTTATGTCCAAGCACGCCAACGTTGAAATCGGTCTCGCCCTGCGCGCTGACCGATGGGCAGGGGCGGATTTCTGGGAGCAACAGGCAAGGCGCGTCACTTTTGAAGATATTCTGCGCCGCTCTGAGGTGGTCACAGTTGGTATAGATGGCGGTGGTCTCGATGACCTTCTTGGCCTGGCCGTTATCGGGCGCGATCGCCAGACTCGCGAATGGTTATGCTGGTGTCATGCATGGGCGCATACCATCGCCCTGGAAAGACGAAAGAGCGAAATTTCAAAATTAAAGGATTTTGAGAGGGCCGGTGACCTGACGATCGTTAAGAGGGTGGGCGAGGATGTTGAGCAGGTTGCAGAGTATGTCAGCCGGATTTATGAAGCCGAACTGCTGGACAAAATCGGGATTGACCCTTCTGAGATCGGGCAAATTCTTGATGCGCTCAGTGAGGCAGGCATTCCTGATGAGGCTGTAACCGGGGTCAGCCAGGGCTGGAAACTCGGCGGCGCCATTAAGACTACCGAGCGAAAGCTGGCTGAAGGTGTTCTGCTTCATGGTGGTCAGCTTCTGATGGCATGGTGCGTAGGCAACGCCCGTGTAGAGCCGAAAGGTAACGCCATACTCATCACCAAACAGGCCAGCGGGAAGGGGAAAATTGACCCTCTTATGGCCACATTCAACGCCGTTACGTTAATGGCGCTTAACCCCGAACCGGTCAAAAAAGACTACCAGGTATTTTTCGTTTAACACACACGTCAGTTAATTGCCCGCGCATGCGGGTTTTTTCATTTCTGGAGGCCAGCAAATGACGCTTAAACGCGCCTGCACCCTCATGACGGTGAAGTCGGTAAATGAGGATGAGCGGATTATCACCGGCATCGCCTCAACACCGTCTCCCGATCGTGACGGTGACATTATGGAGCCGGAGGGGGCGAAATTCCGCAGCGATACGCCGTTCCTCTGGCAGCACGACCGCTCTCAGCCTATTGGCACCTGCACGCCAAAAATGGTGAAAGAGGGGTTGCAGATCACAGCAAAGCTCGTGAAACCAACCCCTGACATGCCATCCCAGTTAATCGCACGTCTTGATGAAGCGTGGGCTTCGATTAAGGCGGGGCTGGTACGCGGCCTGTCGATTGGGTTCCGCCCAATTGAGTATTCCTTCCTGGATGAAGGCGGTATTCGCTTTTTGTCCTGGGACCTGCTTGAGGTCTCGGCGGTGACCATTCCGGCCAATGCCGAATGCTCCATCCAGACCGTTAAATCTTTCGATCGCCAGTTTCTCGCCGCGTCAGGCAATGAGAAACCGGTAGTGAAAACTTCTAAAACCGCTGGCGCTACAGCACCCAAAACCAAAAAAGGAAACATTTCGATGAATATCGCAGAACAAATCAAGAGCTTTGAAGCGAAGCGTGCAGCGCTGGCCGCATCACTTGATGAAGTGATGTCAAAGGCGGCTGAAGAGGGACGCACCCTGGACGCTGAAGAAGAAGAGAGCTACGACAACACATCCGCAGAAATTAAATCAGTTGATGCGCACCTCAAACGACTGCGCGACATGGAAAGCAATCTGGCATCGACTGCAAAACCGGTATCTAAAGCTGCTGGTGGCGAATTCACCACCGTGAAGGCAAACGCGCCGGGGATCATTCGCGTTGAGCAAAATCTGGAGAAAGGTATCGCCTTTGCCCGTTTTGCCAAGGCACTGGCGGCGGCAAACGGCAGCCGTTCTGAAGCGCTGGAAATTGCACGTAAGCAGTACCCGGATGATGCGAAACTTCACCATGTGCTGAAAGCCGCTGTTGGTGCTGGCACAACGACCGATCCTCAGTGGGCTGGTGCGCTGGTGGAGTATCAGGAATACGCAAATGATTTTGTTGAATTCCTCCGCCCGCAGACCATTATCGGTCGTTTCGGTCAGGGTGGTATTCCTGCCCTGCGTCAGGTCCCGTTCAACATTCGCATTCCGGCACAAACTTCCGGCGGATCTGCAAGCTGGGTAGGTCAGGGTAAGGCCAAGCCGCTGACCAAATTCGACTTTGAGTCCATCACGTTCAGCTTCGCCAAAGTCGCAGCCATTGCGGTGCTGACCGATGAGCTGATCCGGTTCTCCAATCCGGCAGCTGATGCACTGGTGCGTAATGCGCTGGCAGAAGCGGTCATTGCACGCCTGGATACGGACTTCATTAACCCGGCGAAAGCTGAAGTTGCTAACGTCTCTCCGGCCTCAATTACCAACGGTATTGTGGCTGTTCCATCAACCGGCGATCCGGATGCAGATGCTGAAGCGGCATTCGCTCAGTTTGTCTCCAATAACCTCCAGCCAACTGGCGGCGTGTGGATCATGTCCAGCACCAACGCGCTGGCACTGTCCATGAAGAAAAATGCTCTGGGTCAGAAAATGTATCCGGAAATGACCCTGCTTGGCGGCACATTCCAGGGGCTTCCGGCTATCGTTTCGCAGTACGCCGGAAGCAATCTTACCCTGCTGAACGCGCCGGATATTTATCTGGCTGACGACGGTGGTGTGGCAGTGGATATGTCACGTGAAGCCTCTCTGGAAATGGAAAGCGATCCTACTGGCGACAGCGTCAGCCCAACCGGAACGGAGCTGGTTTCCATGTTCCAGACGAACAGCGTGGCTATCCGTGCCGAGCGCTGGATCAACTGGAAGCGTCGCCGCACGGCAGCGGTGGCGGTTATTTCTGGTGTGAACTACGGCTCTAACCAGGGAAGCTAACGCGAAAGGAGGGCGGGGGAAACCCCGCCATATGCATGGCAAAAATCAGATATCTGCAACGCACACATGACTCTGTTACGGGAGACGTAAAGACCGTGGACGATCGGTGCGCAAGGGTGCTGGTGCTGCTTGGCAAGGCTGAATATTTCACCGAGGTAACTACCAGGGTGAGGAAGAATAAGCGTAGAGCGGAGAACGGCTAATGTGGAATCCTTTCCGAAGTAAAGAGGGGCAAGTCAAAAATCTACAGCAGCCTGTTGTCAACCGCGGGGGCTGGACACCGATGTTCAGTTATGTCCACGAACCCTACGCCGGGGCCTGGCAGCAGAATATGGAAATTAAGCCCAAAACGGTTCTCTCCTATTATGCTGTGTTTTCCTGCATATCTCTGATCGCAAGTGATATCGCTAAAATGCCTCCGCGCCTGATGAAACAGGATTCAAATGGCGTTCGGAGGGAAATTAAAACCGGAAAGATAGCCTCGCTGTATTCCAGGCCAAATGCCTTTCAGAACCGCATCCAGTTCTTTGAGCACTGGCTGAATTCCAAGCTGTGCGAAGGTAATACCGTTGCGCTCAAGATCCGGAACAATCGCGGTGAGATAACCGAGCTGAGGCTGCTGGACTGGAACAAGGTTACGCCGCTGGTAGCTGATGATGGCTCTGTCTTCTACCAGATCAATCCGGATAACATGGCCGGTATTGAATCATCTGTGACTGTACCGGCACGAGAGGTTATTCACGATCGGTTCAACTGTCTGTTCCATCCCCTTATTGGTCTTTCCCCGATTTATGCTGCTGGTCTGGCTGCAATGCAGGGTCACCATATTCAGGAAAGCTCAGCGTACTTTTTCCGCAATGGCGGGAAACCCAGCGGTGTTATCGAGGTTCCGGGCTCGATTACGGAAGAGAACGCCAGGAAGATCAAAGAAAACTGGGACACTGGTTATACCGGGGAAAATGCGGGTAAAACCGCCATTCTGAGCAATGGTGCGAAATATGTTCCCCGGACAGTCTCAGCTGCTGATGCGCAAACTGTCGAACAGCTTCGCATGACCGCGCAGATTGTCTGTTCAGTATTTCACGTGCCTGCTTATAAGGTTGGCATCGGTGAACTGCCAACACATGACAACATCGAGGCGCAGGATCAGCAGTATTACTCACAGTGTCTTCAGTCACTGATTGAGTCCATCGAATTACTGCTGGATGAAGCGTTTGAACTTGAGGGTGATACAGGGACTGAGTTTGATGTTAATGCGCTGCTGCGTATGGACAGTGAACGCCGTATCAAATCCCTGGGGGAAGGGGTGAAAAATACTATCCTCACACCAAACGAAGCGAGGAAAAGTGAGAACCTGCCACCCCTGGCTGGAGGGGACTCTCTTTACCTTCAACAGCAGAACTTCAGCCTTGAGGCGCTGGCGCGCCGTGATGCTTCGGATGATCCGTTTGGTAAAAGCAGTTTGTCCCAACCTTCAGCCTCAACGAATGAAGGAAAGGCTTTAACCGATGCTGAGCAGTCGGCAGCCAAAGCCATGATCAGAGGATTTCTTACAAAATGAATGAACGCGAACTATCCCTGATAAAGGTGCTGGGCGAGGAATTTGGTCAGGTTCTCGCTGAAATGCGTGACAGCTTCAGTAAAAGTATTCAGGCGCTGAAAGAGGACTATGAGGAGAGGCTAACTAGTCTCGCAAAGCAGGTTGAAGAAATCAGTAATGCGCCCGCTCCAGACGTCGAGAGCATGGTGAAAGCGGAAATTGCTAAATTACCAGCCCAGGCAGCGCCGGAGATTCCAGATGTTGCCACTATGGTCAGCGAGGCGGTAGCCGCCATCCCGGTACCGCGTGACGGTAAAAGTGTCACGGTCGACGATATCACCCCCGTTTTACAGGAGCTGGTCAGCAATGCCGTGGCAGAGATACCTGTACCAAAGGACGGTAAAGACTTTGATCCCGCCATGCTTAAACAGGCAGTTGAAGAAGCTGTCAGTGAGGCGGTAGCCGCTATCCCGGTACCGCAGGACGGTAAAAGTGTCACAACTGAAGACGTCCAGCCGATGATTCAGGAGCTGGTTTCCGCATCCATGCCGGAGCTGCCAGATGTGAAATCGTTGGTTAATGAGGCGATTGCAGCTCTGCCCGCAGCTGAACCGGGTAAGGATGGCGCAGATGGTCGGGACGCGCTGGCTCTTGAAATTCTCCCCTTTATTGATGAAGAGAAAAGCTATCCGCGTGGCAGCTATGCAACGCATAACGGCGGCCTGTGGCGCGCTTACGAGAAAACCCATGGCATGCGCGGCTGGGAGTGTCTTGTTGACGGCGTTGCGGGCATTGATATTCAGCGATCTGAGCAGCGTAGCTTCACCCTGACGGTTAACCGCACCAGTGGCGCCAGCGAAACCAAATCCTTTGACGTGCCTGTGATGATTTATCAGGGCGTATTCAAATCCGGTCAGGAATATCTGCCTGGCGACACAGTTACATGGGGCGGTTCGCTCTGGCACTGCGACGAGCAGACCCAGTACAAGCCGGGTGAGGCAGGTTCGAAAGGCTGGACCCTGGCTGCCAAGCGTGGCCGCGACGGGAGGGATAAAACGTGATTGAACTTGTGACACTGGCTGAGATTAAGGAGCACCTGCACATTGATCATGATGCTGACGACGGCCCACTTAAGGAAAAAATACAGGAAGCAAGTTCGGTGTTGCTGGCTTTTATCCAGGGAAGCCGGGACAAGATCGTTGATGAGAAAGGCAGGTTAATAGAAGGCGAAGCGCTAAGTCGGATGAAGGCCGCCACGATGCGTCTGGTGGGCATGCTGTACCGAAACCCTGATCTAGCTGATAAAGAAGATTTAATTCATGGAGAGCTTCCTTTTTCTGTGTCGTTTTTAATTCATGACCTCCGACTTCCTACAATTATTTGAGGGAATTCATGGCTATATCCGCTGGTAAGCTCATACAAATTGTTGTGATACAAAACCCCGTACATATACGTGACGATTCAGGCCAGCCAGTTCAAACATGGGAAGATGGTGAAACCATCCGCGCAGATATAAGGGGCCGGAGCGGAAGAGAATTAATGGCTGCCGGTGCCGAAATTGCTCAGGCTGACGTCAGGGTATGGGTTCGGGGGAAATCGGGAGAAACAATAACCGCGGCACCTAGGCTGAAGGTTCAAAGTGGACCATACAGAGGCAAAACGCTCAACGTAATAGCTCCTCCTGTCCCTGATGAAAAGGGCGAACGCTTGGAGATATTGTGCAAGTTGGGGATTGAAAAATGATAGAGACAAGCCTTGATTTTTCTGGGTTAAATGGTATCGCAAAGGACCTGGAGGCGCTTAGCCGCGCTGAAAACAACAAGGTCCTGCGTGATGCCACGCGCGCCGGTGCCGAAGTGCTTAAGGAAGAAGTAATCGCACGCGCACCAGTGCGCACCGGGAAACTGAAAAAAAACGTGGTGGTGGTGACCCAAAAAAGCCGCCGCCGCGGGGAGATTTCCTCCGGCGTCCATATTCGTGGCGTTAACCCGCGCACCGGCAACAGCGATAAAACGATGAAGGCGAATAACCCGAGAAACGCCTTTTACTGGCGATTCGTTGAAATGGGAACTGCCAACATGCCGCCACATCCTTTCATTCGTCCCGCGTTTGACGTCCGCCAGGAGCAGGCGACAGAGGTCGCGATCAGGCGCATGAACCAGGCCATTGACGAGGCGTTAAGCAAATGACGGAAGACGATCTCTATCCTCTGCTGGCACCGCTGGCCGGAGGGCAGGTTTATCCCTACGTTGCGCCGCTCGGCAGTGACGGAAAGCCTTCAGTCTCGCCGCCCTGGGTAATTTTCTCGATTATTACCGACGCGGCCGCCGACGTTCTCTGCGGCCAGGCGGAATCAGCCGTTTCGGTGCAAGTCGATGTTTACTCCGGCACTATCACTGAAGCGCGTACGATCAGGAATATGGCGCTGGAAGCCCTGCAAACATTGAAGCCTGAGAACATTATCAAAACGCCTGGTTATGAACCTGATCTGCATTATCACCGGGCCACGCTTGAATTTCAGGTGACCGTTTAAGTTCATTCACCATCACAGACCGCTCCGGCGGTCTTTTTTTTATCTGGAGAAATCATGACCAGTAAGTATGAAGTTACAAAGGGGATGACCTTTGCCGTCTCCGACGCACCCGTAACCGCCGAGGATTTTAATACCTCAGGTTTCCCGGGGGCTGGTGTTACCTGGCTGGAAGCGGCCTGTGCAACAAAGGAGATCACCTTCACTGGCGGTCAAAAAGGGGATATTGACGTAACCACGCTTTGCTCAACTGAACAGGAGCAAACGAACGGCCTCGCCGCACCTGCTGAAATGAGCATTACCCGTAACTGGGTTGGCGATGAAGCAGCACAGGAGGCACTCCAGACCGCTTACGAAAATGACGAACTGCGTGCGCTGCGCGTGGTATTCCCGTCTGGTAATGGTTTCTACGTGCTTGTGGAGGTTCGTCAGAGCTCATGGTCTGCTGCAACCTCATCCGTTGTTGGCGCGACTTATTCTCTGCGTGTACGCGGCAAACCTAAACGCATTTACGCGTCTGGTTCCTGAGCGGCTTCGGCCGCTTTTTTTATCCCTTCGACCATGTAACAAGAGAAAAATGAAATGGCGCAAAAAACATCACAGAATTCACTACGCGACGTGGCGCTTACTGCATCAAAAGCCTATCGCACAAAAGACGGTATTACGGTCCCTGAGTGGGATGGCGCAAAGGTAACGCTGCGCGAACCGTCCGGCGATGCCTGGGTGAAATTCCGGGAAATCGTAAATCCTCAGCTCGCCGAAGGCGAAGAGGCCCCGACGCTGACGGAGGCGGAGAAGTTCCTGCGTAACAAAGAGGCGGATGTGGTTCTGTTTATTGACGTACTGCTGGATGAAAACGGCGAGCGCGTATTCAGTGACGAGGATCAGGAGCTGGTATCCAAAATTTATGGTCCTGTGCATGCGCGCCTGCTGGCTCAGGCTCTTGGCCTCGGAATGAGTCAGGAAGAAGCGGGAAAGCCGTAAAGCAGCCGCTGACCTTCTTCCTGATGTCACTGGCGCTTCGGATGGGGCGCACTCTGCACGAGCTGCGCCAGACCATAACCGCAAGCGAGCTCAAAATGTGGATCGAGTTTGACCGCATAAGTCCTGTTGGGGACTGGCGTTCCGATGCACAGGCGGCGCAGATCTCCGTTGCAATGCTGAACTCTCAGGGCGGGAAATTCACCATACCTGACGTGATGCTGAAATGGGGTGAGCAGGAAGAAGGCTCTGAAGTCTCTGAACTTGAAGAATGGATATCCAGTCTTTGACGCCCGCGGCTGCGGGCTTTTTTATGGGTGAAATATGGCAACGCTGCGCGAGCTAATCATCAAAATTTCTGCGAACTCGTCTTCTTTTCAGTCTGAGATCGCCAGAGCGTCCCGTATGGGGACGGATTACTACCGCACTATGGAACAGGGCGGGAAAAAAGCAGCAGCGGCCACGCGTGAAACTCAGCGGTCTTTGGCTGAACTGAATTCTCAGCTTGCTAGCGTGCGATCTTCTGCGACTGAGCTTGCCGGGGCATGGGCTGGGGCATTTGCCACGCATCAGCTCATCGCGTTTGCTGATACCTGGAACCAGTTGAATGGGCGTCTGCGCCTGGCTGCCTCCTCAAGCGAGGATTACGTGGAATCTCAGCGCGTGCTGATGGAGATCAGCCAGCGCACAGGAACATCCCTCGAGGCAAACAGCAACCTTTACAGCCGAATTGCTCAGTCCCTGCGTGATGCCGGTTATGCCTCCGCAGACGTCGCAAAAGTTACGGAAACCGTAGCAACCTCGCTGAAGCTGTCTGGCGCCAGTACCGAAGAGGCAAGCTCTGTTATCACCCAGCTTAGCCAGGCGCTTGGCTCAGGCGTTTTGCGAGGCGAAGAATTTAACTCCATCATGGAGAACGGTGGCCGCCTGGCGAAACTGCTGGCTGATGGTCTGGGTACCACTGTTGGTGGCCTGCGAAATATGGCCAACAACGGCGAGCTGACGACCAACAAGATCGTCCCGCTGCTGACAAACGTTGAGACCCTGCGTAAAGAGTTTGACACTCTTCCGGCGTCAATCAGCGGTTCTGCACAGAAAGTGCAAAATGCTTTTCTCGCCTGGGTTGGCGGGGCGAACGATGCCGTCGGCGCATCCTCCACGCTATCCGGCGTGCTGGATGGTCTGGCGAATAACATTGATGATGTGGCAAACACGGCAGGCATTCTCGTTGGCGTGGGTCTGGCTCGATATTTCGGCAATATGGTCGGCAGCGTCGGCCAGTCAACCCGAGCAGTGCTCGCTAATACGGCCGCCGAGGTAGCGTTGGCTCAGGCTCAGGTCCGTGGCGCTCAGGTTAGCGTTGCTGCTGGACGCCAGGCGGTTTACCGCGCTCAACAGGCGCGCGCAGCGGCGACAAGTATTGAGGCTCAGATTGTTGCCGAACGTAATCTTGCCGCAGCTCAGGCATCCCTGAACACAGCTCTTGCTGGAAGGGCTTCTGCCGTTAACAACCTCACCAATACAGCCTCGGTAATGTCACGGCTGGGTAGCGGAGTGTTGGGCATTCTCGGTGGATGGCCAGGCGTTATTATCGGTGCCGGTGCTGCGATGTATGGTCTGTATCAGCATACCCAGCAGGTACACCGTGAGGCTGTCGGCTTTGCCAACAACCTTGACGAGATCAACGCCAAACTCCAGCAGATGTCTGTGCTCGGCCTTCGGTCGACCGCCGCAGATGCGCGGACCTCTTTACAGGCACAAAAGCAGGACCTGGCCGACCTCGACTCTCAGATCGCGAAGGTGAAAGACAGCCTCAAGGCGGTAGATCAAATCCAGCAGGATTATAACCGCCATCCGACGCTGACCTTGATTAATACCTTCATGGACCAGGCCGACATCACGGCCAAAAACATTGAACTTACCGATAAGCTGAATCAGCTGGAGTATCAGCGGGAACAGGCCGCTTCAAAAGTCGAGCAAACGCAGAAGCTGGTGAACGATGCCAGCGACCTGGCAACGCAAAAGGCTATCGAACAGGCTGGCGCCGTCTCGATCCTGAAAGGTGCCTATGACCTGCTAAACCGCTCAATGTCAGCAACCGCAGGCGCCAAACCTCCGCAGTATACCGGGCCAGTGGTCTCACTGGCTAATGCAACGCCTCAGCAGCAAACAGCACTGGAACGTTCACGCCGCGATAATGAGCTGGCCAGCTTAAGTGGATTAGAGAAACTTCATCAGCAGCACGTTTATGAAGCGGAAGATCTGAAGCTGACTGGAGCACTTTATACCCAGTACATCTACAACAAGGATCAGGCCGCCAAAAAGGATGCAGCAGCAGCCGAGGCAAAAAAAACCTCTACTGCCGCCTCAAGTGCTCAGAGTAAAGCCGAGCGCGCAGCAGCCAGCACCGCTGAGCAATATGCCCGCAAAATGGCCGATCTGAGCGTGGCTATCGATGTGCAACGCGTCAGGGCAACGGAAGGAGAAAAAGCGTCTGAGCTATACGCAGCATCGCATCAGGCAGGCACTAAATGGACCGACGAGCAGCGCAAGGCTATCCAGGCATCATCAGCAGAGCTGGCAAAATGGACGCAAAAAGCCGATGAAAACGTACGTAAGCAGCGCGAACAAGCCGATGCTCTGAAGGATTTAACTGAAGCGGCCCGAAAGTTCAGGGATGAGGCGACACTGACAACCGAAACCGCAGGCATGAGTGATCTCCAGCGCAGCCGGTTCGACGAGACGCAACAGATCGAGCGTGTTTTTGCTAAAACGGACGGCGGCACCGAGGCCATCGCACAACGCGCGGCTGCCCTCGATGACCTGGATAAGAAATACAAGGCTATAGCAGCAGCTGAAGCGGACTGGATGGCCGGAGTATCACGCGGCTATGCCAACTGGTTCGATGAAATCAGCAATGTTTCTGGCACGGTTTCTGATGGGGTGAAAACCACACTCGACAGCGCGTTTAGTAATGTCACCTCAATGCTGGAAGGCAATAAGGTCAGCTGGAAATCCTGGGGTATCTCTGTTTTACAGATTATCGAAAAAGTCGCTCTGCAAATGGCAGTGGTCAGCGCGATGGGGGGTGGGTCTTCCGGTTCTGGCATTTTTGGCTCACTCATCGGCAGCGTAGGCAGCTTCTTCGGGGGCGGTGCGGGAGCATCAGCCAGCACCGGTACTGCGGTTTCCAGTTACGGTTCGAGTTTTCAGTTTAACGCTAAAGGCGGCGTTTATGACTCTCCATCTCTGAGCGCTTTCAGTAATGGGATCGTCAGAAACCCCACCATGTTCGCTTTCGCGAAAGGCGGGGCCGGAATCATGGGCGAGGCTGGGCCGGAGGCAATCATGCCGCTGACCCGCGCACCGGATGGTTCACTCGGTGTTCGTGCGGTCGGCGCTGGTGGTGGTCAGTCTGTATCTTCGGCGCCACAGGTTTATATCACCATCGATGGCAACGGAAATACCTCCACGCAGACTTCACCCGGCCTTGAGCAATTTGGTGCTGATGTCGGTAAATATGTTGATCAGCGATATAAGCAGAACATCATGCGAGATATTCGCCCTGGCGGTGACATCTGGAACGCAATGAAAGGAACCCGATAAAAATGACTATCGAAACTTTCACCTGGTGCCCACGAATTAACGCTGAGGCAGATATAAATTTCCGCGTCAGGAAAGCACAGTTTGGTGATGGATATGAGCAGGTTTCAGGGGATGGATTGAATACCAGAACCCAGCAGTGGACGCTCAACTTTACTGGCAACGAAACCTACATTTCCGCCATTAAATCTTTTCTCGACAGGCATGAAGGGACGAAAGCCTTTCAGTGGAAGCCACCGCTCGAACCTTTGGGTTTGTATCGTTGCGAAACGTATAAACCCACCGGGCTCGGCGCGGGGAAATTCAACCTTGAAGCAACATTCATCCAGGCATTTAAACCATGAGCTTAAACGCAGACTATCAGAAGCTGGAATCAGGGAACGACGTTCGCCTGATTGAGGTGGACGGTTCTTCTTTTGGACTGACGGACGTTCTCCGGTTTCACAATTACAACATTCCCCACACTGAAGCGGAAATAGTCGCCGCTGGAGGGGATGAGGCCAAGCTCCCGGCGAAACCAATCTGGTGGCAGGGTAATGAATATTCCGCCTGGCCGTATCAGCTGGAAGGGCTGGAGAAATCGACCAGTGGCAGCAATGCGACGCCATCTCTGACGGTCGCGAACATCGAAAGCTCTATTTCTGCCCTGTGTCTTGCGTACGACGATTTGCTACAGGCTAAGGTCACTATTCACGACACAAAGGCAAAATATCTCGACGCGAAAAACTTCGCAGGCGGTAACACTACAGCAGATCCGACTCAGGAGAAACTTCAGGTCTGGTATATCGACGGGAAAACGACCGAGCTTGCTGGCGAAACCATCGAGTTTGTACTGTCCAGCCCTATGGATCTTCAGGGACAAATGATCCCGACGCGGCAGCTTCATTCCTTGTGTACATGGTGCATTCGTAATAAGTACCGCACCGGCGATGGCTGCGACTATGCCGGTACGCGCTATTTCGACAAAAACAATAACCCGGTAAGCGATCCGTCACTGGATGAATGCAACGGCACGCTGACGGCCTGCAAACTTCGGTTCGGTGAAAGCAACGAACTCTCGTTTGGTGGGTTCCCGGGTACGTCGCTGATCAGGAGCTGATATGCGTCAGAAAACCATTGATGCGATTATGGCGCATGCCGCCGCTGAATATCCTCGTGAGTGCTGTGGTGTGGTGGCGCAGAAAAGCCGCGTTGAACGTTATTTTCCTTGCCGGAATCTTGCCGCGGCGCCGGAGGACAATTTTGTCCTTTGCCCGGAAGATTACGCAGCCGCTGAGGACTGGGGTACGGTGATCGCCATCGTTCACAGCCACCCTGACGCCACTACGCAGCCGAGCGAACTGGATAAAGCGCAATGCGACGCAACGCTTTTACCCTGGCATATCGTGAGCTGGCCGGAGGGGGATTTACGTACCATTCAGCCGCGCGGAGAGCTGCCGCTGCTGGAGCGTCCTTTTGTGCTTGGTCACTTCGACTGCTGGGGGCTGGTGATGAGCTATTTCCGGCAAACGCATTGTATCGAACTGCACGATTACCGGGTTGATTATCCCTGGTGGGAAAACGACTACCCGGACAACTTCTATCAGGATTGCTGGTACGAGTGCGGGTTCCGTGAATTCGACGGGCCGCCGAAACTTGGCGATATGGTGATCATGCAGGTGCAGGCTGATAAGTGGAACCACGCGGGTATACTGCTGGAGGGCAATATGCTGCTGCATCATCTGTACGGTCACCTGAGTCAGCGCGTGCCGTATGGTGGATACTGGCAGGAAAGAACGATGAAGATTCTACGTTTCAAAACGCTAATCTGAATTCGCTGGGTCGGCATATTTCTGAAAGGGTACTGGGCCTGTTATCATTAACCTTCAAACATAAAGGGGGAAAAATGAAACGCTTAGCACTATTGATTTTGGCATTTACTGGTATGCACGTTGAGGCAAGACCAATTACTGAAGAAGAAAAATCTTCAGTAGAAAATGTTATCAGAGAAGAAATGAAGGACCCTGATGCTGCAAAATTCTACCATATGGATTTTCCCTATCCAGATACCACTTTTACTTATTGTGGATATGTTAATGGTAAGAATTCATACGGCGCTTATGCCGGAAAACAACTGTTTGCAACATTCTTAGGTAAAAATGCAGATGGTAAACTTATTGCGGCATCATTTGATGTTAACTCTCAAACCGGTGAACCTATTGACCAGGCAGTGATTTCTATGCTGTGTGCAAGCGCAGGATATGATATCCCCGTTAAGAAAATCTTTTTCAAAGATGTGAATAAAAACAGGGCAGAGAAAAACATCCCCAAATTAAGCTCTCAATATATGAGGCCTTAGATAACTTAAAAATTAAACCGCTTAGGCGGTTTTTTTATTTAGGAGAACATATGCAAGAGATAATGACCAGAATTGAACTTGGTGGCGTTCTGGGTAAAACGTATGGGAGAGTACATCATCGTCTTATACGTACTACCTCAGAAGCAATCAATGCTCTTGCAAAAACAATCAAAGGTTTCGAGACGTTCTTGAATACAAGCAAGGCGCGAGGCCTTACTTACGCCGTTTACAAAGATAAAAAGAATATCAGCGTTGATGATTTAGGGTTCCCTGTAACGGGTGAAGTCATCCGTATTGTGCCTGTTGTCATCGGCAGCAAAAAGGCTGGAGTGTTGCAAACTATTTTGGGAGCAGCCCTCGTTGCTGTTGGCGCAGTACTTAATTTTACTCCCTGGGCAGCAGCATCTCCGTTTTTCTATAAATTTGGCGCTGCGGTGATGCTGGGAGGTGTTGTCCAAATGCTATCTCCTCAACCTGGGGGCCTGGCCAGCAAACAAAGCGCAGATAACCGTGCATCGTACGCATTCGGTGGGGTGACAAACACCGCCGCACAGGGTTACCCGGTTCCGCTCCTTTACGGCCGCCGGCGAATCGGCGGGGCAATTATTTCCGCCGGCATTTATGTCGAGGATCAGCAGTAGATAACAAACCTTTTTACAAGCCACCTTCGGGTGGCTTTTTTTATGGGCGCGATATGGCGAATAAAATTACCGGACGAAAAGGGGGGAGCTCCAGTTCCCGAACTCCTACTGAACAGCCTGATGATCTGCAATCTGTAGCGAAGGCAAAGATCCTCGTTGCGCTTGGGGAAGGGGAGTTTGCTGGACAGCTCACCGGGAAGGATATCTACCTGGACGGAACGGCGCTGGAGAACGCCGACGGCTCCCAAAACTTCAGCGGCGTTACGTGGGAATTTCGCGCGGGTACACAGGCCCAGAAGTACATTCAGGGCATTCCCGGTACCGAAAACGAAATCAGCGTGGGAACCGAGGTAACGAGCGCTACAGCGTGGACACGAACCTTCACCAATACACAGCTTTCGGCGGTTCGTTTACGCCTGAAATGGCCTTCGCTTTTCAAGCAGGAGGACGATGGCGATCTGGTTGGTTACTCGGTTAATTATGCGATTGACTTGCAGACGGACGGCGGGACATGGCAGACAGTCCTCAATACCAGCGTGACCGGGAAAACGACCTCAGGTTATGAGCGTAGCCACCGTATTGATTTACCTCAGGCGGGCAGCACCTGGACAATCAGACTGCGCAAAATTACCGCTGACGCCAACAGCGCGAAAATCGGCGACACGATGACGCTACAGAGCTTCACTGAGGTGATTGATGCGAAATTGCGATATCCGAACACCGCGCTGCTCTACATTGAATTCGACTCCAGCCAGTTTAATGGCTCTATACCTCAGATCTCCTGTGAGCCTCGTGGCCGCGTTATTCGGGTTCCTGATACTTACGACCCAGAAACCCGCTCTTACAGCGGGACATGGACCGGGGCGTTTAAGTGGGCATGGACGGATAACCCTGCGTGGATTTTTTACGATCTGGTTGTTTCTGACCGGTTCGGCCTCGGTCACCGTTTGACTGCCGCTAACATCGATAAGTGGACGCTTTATCAGGTCGCCCAGTATTGCGATCAGATGGTGCCGGACGGTAAGGGTGGCGATGGAACAGAACCACGCTATACCTGCAACGTGTACATCCAGGACCGAAACGACGCTTATACAGTCCTGCGTGATTTTGCGGCCATATTCCGTGGCATGACGTACTGGGGTGGCGATCAGATCGTTGCTCTGGCCGATATGCCCCGTGATGTGGATTACAGCTACACGCGCGCTAACGTTGTTGGCGGTCGCTTCACCTATTCAAGCAGCACCACGAAAACCCGCTACACTACAGCGCTGGTTTCATGGTCCGATCCCGGTAACGCCTATGCTGACGCGATGGAACCCGTATTCGAGCAGGCGCTGGTGGCGCGGTACGGCTTCAATCAGCTGGAAATGACAGCCATCGGCTGCACTAGGCAGTCAGAGGCGAACCGAAAGGGGCGCTGGGGTATTCTCACCAACAACAAGGATCGTGTTGTTTCGTTTGATGTCGGGCTGGACGGAAACATTCCGCAGCCGGGCTACATCATCGCCGTGGCAGACGAGCTGCTTTCCGGAAAGGTTATGGGCGGACGCATCAGCGCCGTTAATGGTCGCGTTATCAAACTTGACCGTGTAGCTGATGCGGCAGCAGGTGATCGCCTTATCCTCAACCTTCCCTCCGGAGCGTCACAGAGCAGGACCATTCAGGCGGTTAACGGGGAATCGGTCACAGTCACCACCGCGTACAGTGAGACGCCTCAGGCCGAAGCTGTCTGGGTGGTTGAGTCAAACGAACTCTATGCGCAGCAGTATCGTGTTGTGAGTGTCGCTGATAACGATGATGGCACTTTCACCATTACCGGTGCATGGCACGATCCGGATAAATATGCCCGAATCGATACCGGAGCCATCATTGACCAGCGGCCGGTGAGCGTGATCCCGCCGGGCAACCAGTCGCCGCCTGCGAACATCGTGATCAGCTCGTTTTCTGTGGTGCAGCAAAATATCAGCGTCGAAACGATGCGCGTGAGCTGGGACCAGGCGCAGAACGCTATCGCCTATGAAGCGCAATGGCGCCGCAATGATGGGAACTGGGTTAACGTGCCGCGCAGCTCCACCACGTCATTCGACGTCCCCGGGATTTATGCCGGGCGCTACCTGGTGCGCGTACGCGCAATCAATGCCGCAGAAATCTCGTCCGGATGGGGCTATTCAGAAGAGAAAACGCTGACGGGGAAAGTGGGCAATCCGCCGAAACCGGTCGGCTTCATCGCTTCTGATAATGTGGTTTTCGGTATCGAGCTGAGCTGGGGATTCCCGGCGAACACCGACGACACGCTGAAGACGGAAATTCAGTACAGCCTGACCGGGAGGGAAGACGATGCGATGCTGCTGGCAGACGTACCCTATCCGCAGCGCAAGTATCAGCAGATGGGCCTTAAGGCAGGGCAGACTTTCTGGTACCGGGCGCAGCTGGTAGATCGAAGCGGAAACGAATCAGGGTATACAGACTTTGTGCGCGGGCAGGCCAGCATCGATGTATCCGATATCACCGATGCAATCCTGGAGGACTTGAAAGGCTCCGATACGTTCAAAGACTTGATCGAGAACGCGGTGGACAGCAATGCAAAAATTGCTGGCATGGCAAACGACATCAAACAGGCCAACGACGAACTGGCGCAACAGGCGCAGGAAATCGCCAAAAACGCCCAGGATATCGGGAAGGTTCAGACCAGCGTTACAAACCTGTCGAGCAAGGTCGGAGATGTGTCTTCTTCTCTGAACGAGCTTGAGCAGACAGTGGCGACGGCCGATACCGCACTGGGTCAGCGTATCGATAGCATCAACGTGTCTGTGGACGGCATGGCGGGGGGAGTGAAGAACTCCGCCATCGCGATTATTCAGGGCAATCTGGCGCAGGTGGCCGCGCGCAAAACGCTGTCGGCATCGGTCGCCGGTAACAGCGCGCAGCTGGACCGCATTGATGAGGTGATCGTCAACGAGAAGGAGGCAACGGCGCGTTCGCTGCTGAGTTTGCAAACTGACGTGAACGGCAACAAGGCATCCATCAACAGCCTGAACCAGACGTTTTCCGATTACCAGCAGGCCACGGCCACGCAGATAAACGGCATCACAGCGACCATCAACGGGCATACGTCAGCCATTACCACTAACGCTCAGGCCATTGCGAACGTCAACGGCGACCTGAAGGCGATGTACAGCATTAAGGTCGGGTTATCCAGCAATGGTCAGCTTTACGCGGCAGGGATGGGGATCGGCGTGGAGAATACGCCGTCCGGCATGCAGTCGCAGGTTATCTTCCTGGCTGACCGCTTCGCCGTTACTCACCAGGCCGGAGCGACCGTTACGCTTCCGTTCGTTATTCAGAACGGGCAGGTGTTCATCAGAGACGCACTGATAGGTGATGGCACCATCAGCAACGCCAAGATCGGCAACTACATCCAGTCCAATAACTATGTTGCTGGCTCAGTCGGGTGGAGGCTGGATAAGGGCGGTACGTTTGAGAACTACGGTTCGACAGCTGGTGAGGGGGCCATGAAACAGACAAACCAGACAATCAGCGTGCGGGACTCCAGGAATGTGTTGAGGGTGCAGATCGGGAGAATCACGGGAACATGGTAACGGGAGGCCTCTTACGGGGCCTCTTTTTTTCAGGAGGACTGGATGGCGGAATATGGTGTTCAGACATGGGACGCCTCAGGCAATGTAAATAACTATGGCGTTAAGCCTGTCAGCGTTTGTGGCTATCTCCAGTTGGCCCAGAACCAGAAAACAGGCTCTTACTCCGTAGCGCTTCCACCGGGTTGCAGGCTGACCTGTTTTCAGGTCATGAACGGCGATCAGTTTGGAACGAGTCGGAGGAAGATCACCATTTCGGGGGGAACAGCAACAGTGTCAGCAGTAGGCGATACCGACTACTCAGCAGGGACTGAGCCTGCGGCAGCGGCTTATCTCATTTTCCAGATCGAGAGGGCATAAATGGCGGAGTATGGCGTTTTACTGACGACCACGAGCGGGGAAGTATGGGTGACCGCGAACAGCTCGCCAATCGCTCTTCAGGCGCGAAAGACAGCGGCACTTCAGGGAACATCGGGGTTCAATACCAAAGTGACGCACACATTCCCCGCAGGTCAGCCTGTTGTCGCCTTCGTTCATTGCACGGTTGAGGTCGAAATCACCCAGACGATAAGCGGGAACACCATCACGATTGATTTTCTCAGACCGAATGCAACCGGCACAGCGTACGTTTATTTTTTCTCTATTTTCCCGCAGACAAAGCCAGACTACGGGCTGGCTGTGTGGGATGCATCAGGGACGCTGATTTTAACAAACGAAACGCGCACGCTGAGCGATGTTGTCACCCTCGGTACCGCCGGGGTGGATGCCAGCTCAGGATACAACATCAATACAACTCTGGCGGGGAAGTGGGCCTGTATGCCTGCCATGCTGGGGCTAATTACCGGGGTTATATCGGCTGGCGGTCAGCCGCAGCCATACATGGCCATATACAAGAGCATGGCAAAACTTGAGGGAAGCAATACGCGGATATTCGCCAGACCGCAGACAACCCCCGGCGGCAACCTTCAAAACGTCGCGTATTCGAATCTGAGGAACGTGATTATGGCCATTAACTGCGCCAACTATGATTGATCGTTTTGAACGATCAATTTCGAATAATTGATCTACCAAATCAATTATATCCCATTGATTCATATTGTTATTGTGTAGCTTCATGAATGCCCTGGGATATAACAAGTATGAAGAATATGATTCTTTGCCTGGCGGTAGCGGTATTGCTCTCCGGTTGCGCTGGCGTTATTGAGAAGCAGCAACCTGTATGCACCGGAACAGCCCTGGTTGGCGGACAGGAAAGCAGCGTCCAGATCTACGGAGTCCGCAAGCAAAATAATCAGACGCAGTACCGCGCCGGTTATCCCTTTAACTGGTCATGGGTGAGCGCCAACACGTTCACCAGCACCACCTGCCACTAACCCATTCAGTTTTGAACAAACCCCGCTCCGGCGGGGTTTTTTATTGCCTGGAGAAAATATGCTTTATAACACTGGCACCATCGCCATTAACGGAAATACAGCCACCGGCACCGGCACGAACTGGACGGCACCGGCCAGCCAGATTCGGGTTGGCCAGACGTTGTTTGTTCTTTCTAACCCGGTACAGATGTTTCAGATCACGGCCATCAACAGTGCGACGTCACTGACGGTTACACCCGCAGCGTCTCCGGCGCTCAGCGGCCAGAAGTACGGCATTCTTGTTACTGATAGTCTCTCGGTCGATGGCCTGGCGCAGAGCATGTCTCAGCTCATCAACGAGTATGACGAGAACATCGGCGCGTGGGAGACGTTCGCCACCACCTCAGCAAACCAGAACATCACCGTTACCATCAACGGCACTCGTGTAACTATTCCGGCGATCGGTAAGCTGGCGCAGAAGGGGAGTAATGGAGCTATCCCGATTGGGCAGGGCGGGACCGGGGCAACGAATGTCGCTGACGCTCGCACAAACCTCGGTTTGGGAAGTGCCGCAACAGCCGCACTAACCACATCATCAACTGATATGACTCTAGGTCGGGTTCTGAAAGTTGGTGACTTTGGATTAGGCAGAACAAATCTGAATGCGTCTGACGCCACTTTAAATGCAAATGACGTAACTTTCTCGTGTTTTAGTTCTGGCCCTGGTGCCAGCGGTTCTAATTATTATGACCCCTATTCCACCATGATAACTGGCGTACGTGCGGGGGGAGGTGATGGCACAGGTTATGTATCGCAAATACAGCTAACAGTTGATAATCGAATGGCATCACGTCGAAGATATCTTAATAACTGGTCACCGTGGGCCGTCTATTATTCCTCGGCGAACACCACTACGGCATCAGATGGCACGCTTAAGGCAGCTTCGCCGGTGGCCAGAATCGTGAAATCTCAGAACGAGAACCAGCGTACCGATGTTGACGAAGTAGGCTTCACCTGGTGCGGCTGCGGTACGGCGAACGCCGAGGCTGAAGGGATCAAAATCTCTCGGCTGGATGTTGGGGTATATATTCTTACCGGTTCGGATGGCCTGGCATCAGAAGGCTGGCAGCTGCTGCCGCCAATGGACCCTGGCGGCATGGGAGAGCTTGGGATTGTTGAAGCAGAGCAGGCAGAAAGCGGTGGGCTGACTATCCGCCTGTTTAAGCGAAAATACATGCTGAGCGATGAAGGGGAGATCGTCAAAACAAAAGGGGAACCGATGGACGTGCCGGTGAACAGCTGGATCGATGTTCGCTTGGATATGCCTGATGATTCTGCCTTTAATCAGATGATCAATCAGAAACTTCAGCCATAGCTGCACGCTGATTCCAGATACTGTTTTGCGGCATCTCTACACGGACACTGACAAACTGATCGGCCGGAATATCGGCCGGTTCGCCATCCACGAAACCTTCCCGTGAGTTCCTCGCAAATATCGGTGCTGACGGGTATTCCCGGTGGAATGTTTTCACGAGCACTGATCCGTCGGCATTAACCTCATAGTCAAGCCAGATTAGGGCCTGCCCATTACGATCTTTAGGGATATCGAAGCCACCATCAATCCCACCCCACGCCGCATCTGAATTCATACCCATGCAGCCCTCGATCAGATACTCTCCGGCTTTCATGCGAGTTACGGTACAGCCCTCTGATTCGTTATTAGTTTCAAACGAACCGTCTGCATACAGTTTAACTACTGGGGAAGCTGCTTTTAACGTGCCGTCACTAGCTCTGGTAGTGTTACCAGTGTCATAAACTCGTAACCATGGAAGGAATGAGGCGCTTTCTCTTGCCCTCCACCACATACCCTGGTTTCCTCGTCCCCCAAGCTGAAAGCAGTAGGATGAATCGGAACTATGAGCACAGTTTATCCCCATAAACACAGCAGTAGCTGAGGGACCGTCATAAGGGCTACTTAAAAATCGGCCATCGATAGCTATATCCCAGCCAGCACTACTATTACCCGGCCCGCCCAAGCCAAAATCTCCCCGGGATAACATCTGTCCTGTCGAGCTGTAAGCATCCCGTGTCGCGCTACTTCCTAAACCGACCTTTATTCACCCGCATCAGCAGTCATGGCCAGCTCTGCTGCTCTGATTTTTTGGTTGGATAAAGAATCGGCAGGCATTTCGACGCGCACGGACACGAACTGGTCGCTAGGAATGTCGACAGGATCACCGTCACCCACGCCTTCCAGTTCGTTTCTGGCGAATGCAGGCGCATCAGGGTGAGTACGATGATAGGTTTTTACCAGTACCGAACCATCGGCGTTAACCTCATAATCCAGCCAGATAAGCGGTTGCTTGTTGCGATCGGTAGGGATGTCAAAACCTCCATCGATGCCGCCCCATGCTGCGTCTGAGTTCAGCCCCTGACACCCTTCCACCAGATATTGGCCTGTGACCAGACGGGTTACAGTGCAGCCCTCCGATTCGTCATTCGTCCGGTATGAGCCATCGGAAAATATTGCCACCACTGGCGATGCAGCTTTCAATGTACCGTCGCTGGCGCGGGTCGTGTTGTATTCGCTATAAAGCTTAACCCAACCCCTCCAGCCATTTGCATCCTTCACGTTGAATGCAAGGGTAGTGTTATCAGCCTGAAGAGCTTGCATTGCGGAGGTGGCATATCTACACATGACGAGAACAGGCGCGTACGAGTTAAAGAAATTAACTCCCGTAGCGCCACCGCCAGCGTAAATGCCACCTTTTTCAATGGTCTTAAAATCAGTAGTCAGGGGCAACCAATCCGCGCCTATCCCAAACTGCCCTACAGTTAGCACACCATCAGCAGGGTAAGTCTCGTTGGACCGCGCATTGAGTATGGCTGATGTTCCTAAACCGACGTTTTATAGATTGCCCTGCGGCATCCATGCCGATAACTGCACCTGATTTTTTTGCAGAAAATATTGGGTGAAAAATATGCAAATTGGCTACGTTAGGGTGTCAACAAATGACCAAAACACAGATCTTCAGCGACAAGCTCTCGAACGCGCAGGATGTGAACAGGTTTTTGAGGAAAAAATGAGCGGGACGGTAGCGAACCGGCCAGCGCTTAAAAAGCTTCTGCAAACGCTGAATGAGGGCGATACGCTGGTAGTGTGGAAGCTGGATCGCCTCGGGCGAAGCATGCGGAACCTGGTACTGCTGGTAGACGAACTCCGGCAGCGCGGCATCCACTTCAAAAGTCTTACGGACAGCATAGACACCTCCAGCCCAATGGGGCGTTTCATATTCCACATCATGTCAGCCCTGGCCGAGATGGAGAGGGAGTTAATCGTGGAACGCACCCGGGCAGGACTGGCGGCAGCCCGGGAGAAAGGACGCATAGGCGGCAGACGGCCGAAGTTAACCCCTGAGCAATGGGCGCAGGCTGGCAGGCTGATCGCAAACGGAGTGGACAGAAAGCAGGTGGCGATTATTTACGACGTTGCGGTGTGCACCTTGTATAAGAAATTTCCGGCGCGGTAGTGGCAGAGGAAAAAATTTTAAACATTAAATCAAATTTTCGTAATAAAGTATTGAAGGAGTGTAATAAAGTTGTTGAGATATTGGTAAGCGGTTGGGTTGAGCATTGGCGGCATTCATGGCAAAAACAGATTCTATTACTCCTGAAGAGTTCAGGGCTATTCATTTTGGACTATCTAAGATCTCATCAACATGGGCAGATCTATGGTTAACATTATTTTATCTGCGTGCTGAGTGCCGCAGGGTTATTACTATTAGATATTCCGATATAGAAGGTGACATGCTGCACTTGGCTGGAACACCTAGGTTTGAGCCACGAACAATTAGATTAAATTTAATGCTTTCTAAATTATTTGCGCACAGAAAGGATTGCAATCCTTCTGATATTTATGTTTTCCAGAGTAGATCAAATCGAGTCAAAGCCTTAGCTAGGCCTGTGACTGTAATAGCAATGAATAATGCCTTAAAACAAGCATCCAAATACATAATAGGGAAAAATATCACCATGAAAAGTGCTCTGAGAGTAATCGGTGGAAAGTAGTTGGACGGGAGTTCATACGCTACATACCTAAATGTTTATGGAAGGTTAGGGCGATGGTCTATGATCACGTCCTTTAGCAAGACTCTATTCTCCCTGCTGATTGTCGATTTACTACTATATTAGATGTAAGGTATGAACTTACATTAATTTTAGGAGGAGTTTCAAGTAAGTAAAATGAGACCCTGATTAGAATAAATCAAACCGAGCATGGAGGAGAGTAAATAATAAAGCAGCGCATGTAAGATTTAAGATTATAACAAAACGGGCGGAAACATTCACTGAACCAATCTCCGGATCATGTATTAGACAGACAATAACTGTAATGTAAAAACATCTTACACACACCTACTAAAAAAGACAGATAAACTAAGGTGGCATCCGATGAGATAGCTAAGCATTTATGCCTTGGATAGGTCTTACCATCGGAGCATGGGTTTATGCTGGCTTGTTGAGTGCTGAGAAATGAAGAGATTAGAGGTATAGAAGAGGGAGCCAGTTTGTCAAACGAGATAGATTATTTACGATGCTCAACCTATTGAATTATTTGGCTTTATCATGGTGGATGTGGGGGCGTTAAAACGAACTTATCACATTGTATTAAAAGTAAACAACTATCTTTCGTTTGGTGCCTGAAAGCAGATGGGGACGGTTTTTCACTTTTTCTTCTAAAGGTCCCGAGTACTTTGCCGATAGTGAACATAGCGGCGCAGGAGCCAAATGGTGGAAGCCGTAAACTTAATTTAAGTTCAATCAAATAGGAATTACTATCATGGCACAAGTCATCAATACCAACAGCCTCTCGCTGATCACTCAGAACAACATCAATAAGAACCAGTCAGCTCTGTCTTCTTCTATCGAGCGCTTGTCATCTGGTCTACGCATTAACAGCGCAAAAGATGATGCAGCTGGCCAGGCTATTGCTAACCGCTTCACCTCTAACATCAAAGGTCTGACTCAGGCTGCTCGTAATGCTAACGATGGTATTTCTGTAGCACAGACTACAGAAGGCGCGCTGTCAGAAATTAACAACAATTTGCAGCGTGTACGAGAATTGACTGTACAGGCATCTACCGGCACGAACTCTGCTTCTGATCTGTCTTCAATTCAGGACGAAATCAAATCCCGTCTGTCAGAAATTGATCGCGTATCTAACCAGACACAGTTTAACGGTGTTAATGTGCTGGCTAAAGATGGCAAAATGAATATCCAAGTTGGTGCGAATGATGGCCAAACTATCACCATTGATTTGAAGAAAATCGACTCGGCAACATTAGGGTTGACTGGTTTTGATGTTTCATCAAAAGCGACAATTTCCACAACGGCTGTCACCGGCGCTGCAACCTCTACTACAACTTATGCTGACAGTGCTACTGCTATCGGTACCGTAGATCTTACTTCATTAGATACTGGTGCAACTCTTGGCAATATTTTCCTTGATGAGACTGATGGATCTTACTATGCAAGTGTAACTAACTCTAACACTCCGGGCGAAAACACTAGCTATAAGATTAATGTCAATCCAGATGGTACCGCTTCGCTGGGTGCTGTAACACCTACACCTGTTGGCTCAAAAGATCTCGGGGCCAATAACGGTACTGCAAAAGTTCAGACAGCGACTACTGTTACAACCCCTGGCCCTGCTGCTGATGTTACTGCTGCAAAAGCGACTCTTGCTACCGCAGGTGTTGATACCACGGATCTTAAATTAGTAAAACTTTCCTCCACAGATGCAGAAGGTAACGTAACTAGCGCTGGTTACGGTTTGCAAAACGCAAAAGGAGAAATCTATGCGACAGACTATGATGGTACCAATCCAGCAGCTGTTGCAGATGCTAAAACTATTAACTACACCGATGCTTCAGGTGCAACTGTAACTGGGGCTGCTATCACTCTTGGTGGATCCGATGGTAAAACTGAACTGGTTACCTCTGACGGTAAAACTTATAAGGCGTCTGAGCTGAGCGGTAAGGACCTTTCTGATCCAACCAATACAGTCAAAGCCGTTGCAGATAATGCCAAACCATTGGCTGCGCTTGATGATGCAATCGCTATGGTAGATAAGTTCCGTTCATCTTTAGGTGCTGTCCAGAATCAGTTAAACTCAGCAGTAACTAACCTTAATAACACCACCACTAACCTGTCTGAAGCGCAGTCCCGTATTCAGGATGCCGACTATGCGACTGAAGTGTCGAATATGTCCAAAGCGCAGATCATTCAGCAGGCTGGTAACTCCGTGCTGTCCAAAGCTAACCAGGTTCCTCAGCAGGTTCTGTCTCTGCTGCAAGGCTAATTTCATATTAAGTGTCAAAGCCCCATATATGTGGGGCTTTTTTATTGGCTGAATAAGGTCGTTAAAAGTAGTCAAATCCTTTAATCAAAGCTCGCACAATGATGTAGCATTTCATCAATTTCGCTCCGTTTACACAGGTCCAGTTGTGATTAAAAAACAGGCATTCAAATTTTTGCTTGAACCTAACAAAGGTCAGTTATCTGACTTTTTGGCCTTTGCTGGTTCCTGTCGTTTTGTTTACAACAAAGGCCTTGCTCTTCTTAACGAAAATTACCGTTCGGGTAAAAAAATCATAGGCTACAATCAGCTGGCTTCTGAATTGGTGGAATGGAAGAATGAAGAGAGCCTTTCTTGGTTGAAAGAAGCTCCTTCTCAGTGTCTACAGCAATCGTTAAGAGATTTAGACAGAGCATTCAGAAACTTTTTCACCGGCAAATCACAATATCCAAAGTTTAAAAAGAAAGGTCGGCATGATTCTTTCCGTATACCATGCCAAAGGGTTAGAGTAGATCAAGAAAAAAAACTGGTATCTCTTCCTAAAGTCGGCTGGGTAAAGTATCGCAAGAGTCGTGAAATCATTGGTGATTTAAAAAACGCAACTATTTCCCTGAATCAGGGAAAGTGGTACATCAGTTTTAATACAGAGCAAACAGTACCTGATCCAATACACCCCTCTGATATCAAATCTACAATTGTACTTAATAATGTGGGTAGCGTTCATCTGTCATCTGGGGTCGGCGGTGATAACACTTACCAAGCGGAAGAAAAGAAAAAGTTAATCCGTCTTAATAAAATACTGACCAGAAGAAAGAAACACAGCAAAAATTGGCTTAAAACCAAAGGTAAAATTGACAGAGTAAAATCAAAGGCAGCAAGGATAAGACTCGATAATATCCATAAAGCAACCACGGCAATTTGTAAAAATCACGCACTTGTTGAGGTTGTGAACTTGATGGATTCTGTATCTGACAAGAACGATAACACTCTGAGTATGAGATACGAATTTGTCAGGCAATTGATATACAAACAAGAATGGCTGGGTGGTGAAGTTATTCGCCGGGAGAGTAAACCCTTGTAA